TTATATGTTCCATCACCACGTTTCTTTGCACCTTCTAAACCGAATGATGCCAATGCTCCCGTCAATAAACTTGCAGGGAATGTAATATCTTTTGGTTCGTTACTGTAACCTGGAATCGTTATGTAATTAAGGGAAACTATGAAACCACTCCACCCGACAACCACCAAACGAACCACAACTGAAATAAATGCAAGTTGTTCTTCCTTGTCCTCAATAGTTTCTTTCAGTTTTTTAAATGGTCCTTTTTTAGTTTCTTCTGTCATAAATTACATTTATTAGCAATAATAAGCATAATTATACTTTAAGGCAATGTCACAGATCTATCCTGTATTAATAGGAGTCGCTGCAACGGCTTTTGTTATGGTTTTATCTAATGTTAGTAGAAGAAGAGAAAAAGATATTATCGAATTATTTCGCAGAGTAAATCAACTCGAAAAAGATGTGTGCAGGTTAGAAGGTCAGAATCGTTAATGTTTGGTATGTTTGAAAAAGAACACAAAACATTATGTCAAAGTTTCTTATAGGACTGTTCATCAAGTTTGGTAAAAGTGAATCTCTACGCAAGGCAGTATTGATGATGCTGAAAGATGCTTCATCTAAAACTGACAATGATATAGACGATGCAATCGTAAAGATGATTGAAGAGAAGCTATTTCCTGTCAAATGAGCAGCAAAAGTTTTTTTGATATAGAGTTTGAAAATCCACCTCCAGAATTAGAACTTTCTGTTGAAATGAGGTGTAGGGAAGTTATGAATAGTGATAACTTTGATGATGTAAAAAGATACTGCACTCATCTCATAAGACACCAAATGAAGCAAGATATATTTTTAGCAGGTATGTTGGGTCGTTTGGCAGAACTCGAAGCTCTTAATGTTATAAAGGAAATGAGAGAAGAAAAATTAAGAAAAAAGAAAACTATTGGTCGTCAGATAAAGAAGATCTTTCGTATTCCTTAATCTCTTTAATTGTGAAGTCCTTCACCTGTAATCTTGGAATTTTATTAATTTCATAGTTATGTTTAACAATAGCAGTCCTTATATGGTCACTAACCCAATCCCCATCGTGAACTGTAAGGTCTGCTCTAAAATCTTTAGTTATGTATATCTTGTGATCCACCCCACGAAGCTCTACGTCCAGCAATAGTCTCACTAAATTTTTTCTTCTGTTTTCCTGCAAAAATTTTAATTTTCTCCCAGATGGAGTATCGTCTCGTTTCATTTTCTAACTCGTTGATTCGTTTCTTAATAGCATCATATCTGACACAATATTCCTTCATATCCATATTTTCAAAAAAGTATTGCTTCTCTAGTTCTGCAAGTTGGTGATAGTAATTTTCTATTAATTTTGTATTGTTCATACTTTACATTCACCCTTTAAATCCTGAAGTATAGCCTTCATTTCGTGTTCATAGTCGTTAAGTTTTTTCATCACATCATCAATACTGTCAGTTGACTTTTCTATCAAGTAATTATCGATAGCTTCTCGTACCAAAAAAGAAAAAGATTTACCTGGACCAGAAAGTTGTGATAAAGCCTCATGTTGAGTATCTCTTATCTGAACAGTGGTTCGTATTAAGTTTGACATAAATAATGCGTGTAAAAGAAAATGAGGACTTACAGATCAGGTTAGCTTATTCAGTAAGATATAACTCGGAGTGACTAAGAACCCCTAGACCCCCTACCGAATCCTCGATGGGAACTCATATCATTTCCTGTAAAATTGTAGCGATAGAACATGAGGGTCATAATTCTCAAGATTACAGGAGAGCAGCATAACCATCTGCGACTTTTAACAGATAGATCCCGCCCCATAATTATTCAGGATAATGTGCGAATCTCAAGGTTACAGATTCTTTAACTATTCTTCCGTCTGCTATAGCTTGCTTTTCATCAGCTACCAATTCTTCATCAGTGGGTTCTCTAAAATCTCCAGGGAAACAACCTTGTGGTTTGACTATTTGCCACTCAGGAGTTTTGTCATATTCTTCTATGGTTATTGGTATTCCAAACAAGCCTTTATGTTCATCATCTTTATCTAAAATAGATTTACCCATACCATCGAACCACCAACCTACTCTTTCTACATCTACTGGATAATTGTCAGTTCCATCGTAAATAGTAGGCATGATGTTATCAAGAGCTTTATCATAGGATTCAGCTTCCACTTCAAACACTTCGTATAAAATAGTTTTTGTTTTGATCTTGTAAAGTTTTTTAGTAGTCATAATAATTTTAAGTTACTACAATAGTATAACAACAAAATGTCATCACTTTGTAAGCATTAACAAAAATTAATCTTCTTCGCCCTTCCTTCCTTCTATTCTTCTTTGTACGGACTGTCTCCACAAAAGGTCATCTTTTGCCTCTGCTATCTTATATTCACCAGTATTCATAACCCTTTGTAGCTTTTCATAAGCAGCCTGTCTTACCCAGGCAGTACCTCTCATATTTTCTTCTTTTGCTACTTTTTCTATAAGTTTTGACCTATGTGGATCTATTAACACCTGATAATAATTTTTGTTGCCGTGTTTCTGTGCCATTTAATGAGTTGTTCTTGTACTACTTTACCATCAAAAAAGTAAATTGGCTCTACTTATTACTGCTCCAATATTTAATTAATAATTTTAGTTCTTCTATACGTTTCAAAGCTGCCTGAATTTTTTGGTCTGTTGTCAATGAGTTTCCTCCCAAGTTTTACCTATAGATACTTCAGCAACAGCAGGAACAGCACCCAACCATTTAGATTCTGCAAATTCCATAATGCCTTTCAGTTTGTTAGCCCATGCTTCCGCATATTGATCCCGAACCAAAAGGATTACTTCATCATGTACTGCTGCTGCTATCTTTACTACATTCTCACCAGCTTCATGTACTTCAACCCATAAGTTACCTAATGCACATTTAAGGATAGCTGCACCAGCACCCTGGATCGGTGTATTACATCTGACTGTAACTCTATTAAGATCACCTTTTAAATATCTACGCATATTAGATAAAGGTATTCTGGTTTCAGCCCATTCATTACCTTGAGAGTTTTTTGATAATTGATAGTTTTTATTCTGCCAGGCATGAACACCTTTATAGGTACGCAACCAGTTATCACGAACAGTAATAGCTTCCTCAAGTGTCATTAAAACACCACTGCTACCAGCATAATTACGCAAACCTTCCGCACCGGCACCATATAACAAACCAAAATTAGCTGACTTGGCTATCTGCCTATCACAACCCATCTGCTGTGCCGTATAGTCATGCAAATCTTCTCCATTTTGGAACGCTGCAATCATATTTTCATCATTAGCCAATGCAGCAGCTAAACGTAACTCCATCTGTGAAAAGTCAGCATCAACTATTTTCCAGCCATCAGGAGCTTCTACACACTGCCTAAACTCAGAGTCTCTTGGTATCTGCTGATTATTAGGGTTAATACTGGACATCCTGCCTGTGTCCGCACCAAGTTGCATATAAGAAGCCTTTACAAAACCATCAAAGTCAATCTTCTTTTCAATACTGGTAATCATCTGCCTACGCTTTTCTGTTTTCTTCCATACAAGATAAGTCTGTATGATCTCAGAGTCCGCAGCAAAAGCTTTTAATGTTTGTCTTGACGCACTAGGTTTACCATCAGCATCTACGGGAGGCTTACCAAGTAATAGAGTAAATTTTTCCAGTAATTGTTTTGGACTGTTGAGATTAAAGCCAGCATACTTTTTAGTACCTAACCTTATAGAACCTTCGTCTTTCGCACGAAGATTATAAGAACCATCATCTTCTCTTGGCAGCTTATGTTTTTCTGGTAAGGCATTATCTAACTCCCGCAGGAAATCTTTTGTCATTTCCTTTAAATCATGTTCATAGTCAATACGTTTTTCTTCAAGAGTAGTTTTGTTCCAGGGTAAGCCAGTTCTCCACATCTGAGCCATCGCTGGTAATGCTAAACACTCCAATGTATAAGCTTCCATTAGTTGATTGGCCTGTATTCGTATGTCCAATATTTGATCCAGTTCTAATAACACTTCAATATCTTTTGCTGCATATTCAAGTTGAGCAGAGCTTAATACATCAGCACCCCAATTAGATTTTTGCTGCTCTTTAGATACTTCCATATCTAAATATCGTTTTGCCACATCAGCTAAACCATTCTTCGTTTTTGGTATGCCATTAGTAAGTAAACGACTTGCTAACATACTACATCTGACTTTCCCTCGAACGTATATATCATGCTCCTGTAGCCAG